GGCTGCTTTAAGATTATCAGCCATTAGTTACCCCGCGATAGTGCTTCTTGATATAGGACTGCAATCTCGCCAGTGGTATCGAATGGAAGCATCTGTGCCAAAGTATCTGAAAGTTTAACTGTTACCTTATTCATACGTAGTGCGCTGGAACCAGGTCCTTCGCCACGATCAATACCTGCTGTGATCGGTTCATCGGGACGTTCTGTTTCTGCAAATAATCCTGTTAATGGTACTTCTGCTTGGCGCAGTCTACCTGTTGGTCCTGATACCGCATCGGCAGTTTTTCCAAGTGGAGCACCAGACTTAATCGCCTGTGTCTCAACACCTTCACCGTATGCTGTAGAACCCATCTCTAACTTATCTGTACGTGTGGAGAACTTACCTGGACCTGCTGGTCCAGCCAGTGGATTCATCATCGTCACTGTTGTTCCTCCTCTATCGTCTCTAAATCGTTTGTAAACTGTTCCCACACTTTGTTTACTTCAGCGTGGCGATTAGCGTTGTATATCGCTAGTTCCATTACTTCTTCTGCAAAGGTCTGCACAGATCCTGCAATGTTATACACAAAGCCTGATAGTGCTACTAAGAAATCAGCAAAGTGTACTGGGCGTGGAACTCTATCTTTTTTATCCATCACCCAGTACTCCTCGCTATTAAAATTATTAACCCTTTTTAACTTTGTTTCCTTTGCGTCCTGCTGGCATCATTGATGGCATTACCTTTCCACCTGCTGGCTTAGAAGTATCCTTCTTGCCTTCAGTTGGCTTTGACATTGGTGCTGCTGCACGTGATCCTTTGTTCATATTTACACCTCCCTCATTTATGCTGCGCCGGTAATACCAGCTAGTAGTTGTGCTATATCGGGACGACCAGCAGCAGGGGCCGAACCACCTTGTTCTTGTGGAGGTTGCTGCGAGGCAGGGGCGGGGGCCACACCTGCTGCTGGAAGTTGTTGTTCCATTCCTGGAGCCATAGGTGGCATCTCTGGAGTTGGTACTGGTTCTGGTGCAAATGCTTTTTCAATAATGTTTTCTAACGCTTGTCCCTTTTGGCGACCTTGGATAACAGCTGCGATACGGTTGATAATCTGTGAAGGGTCTTGGCCTTGCGCCGCGAGTGCTGGTATCGCCTGAGCGTACTGAGCAACAGCAACCCGCAAAGAATCGCGCATTTCTTCAATATCAACACGTTGTTCCTCCTGCGTAACGTTAAGATCCATAGGAATCTCACGGCGTACATAGTCACGTGAGACGAGTTTGTCTGAACGCATTTGTAGTAAAGCAATGATGGCACGGTTAGGGTCCATACCAGACATAATTCCGTAACGAACATCTACGCCATATTCACCCTTGATATCGCGTGATGGGGTGTACTTGAGTACATATGGTGTTCCATCGTCTGAACCCTTGATGGTTTTAGGAATACCACCAAAGATCTTCTCGTCTGCTTCAAAGCAAACAGAGATAAGTTCTTGGAACATACGAGCAAACTGTGCTTGTGCTGCCTTGATCTGTGTATCAAAGCCTGCCTGTAGCGCTTGCACGCCACGACCTGTGACAACGGATGCGTCAATGTTGCCTGAGCGTGACTCAGGATAGCGAGCACCTAGGCGTAGTTCACGCTCTAGGACACCGGACTCAGTAAAGACTCCAGGTGGTAGTTCTAGTGGTACACGACGGATGCCTTGTGGATTAGCAGATCGCATAATCGCGTCTGGACCAAGTGCCAACTCCTGCACATCTTGTGGAATAGCAATAGGTGCTTGGATAGACTTCTCTGCTGCTTGGATCTGCAATACTGCAAAACGAGCACGAGCAAGTTGGACTGAAAGTACATCATCGAATTGACCACGTGCTTCACCATCTAGGGATGAACGCATTATTACAGAGGCCATTGTCTTACCTAGTACGTTAGGTGTACGAGATAGAACTAAGTTCTTACGCTCTGGAATATAGAGCAGGTCTTGATCTTTGTCGTGGTAGCGCACCATAGACACATAAGGAGATGAAAGTGCGTATTGGTTTCTACCTAAAATAAGATCGTAGAACTCTGGATACTGACCGGCAAGGGTCTCTGCATCGGTAACAATAACCTGCATTACAGATATTACTCGACCATAGCGGTCTAACTCTGGGTAGGTACCAAATGGGTTGAGCATACGGATACGAGGATTGTTGTCCTCAAAATCCATTTCTACCATACCGATACCTAGACCGTAGGTGTTATACCAGTCTGCTGCGGTGTACATCTGCAGTTGTAGATCAGAGTTTGTTACATAGAAGTTTGCAATACGAGTTCTAGTATCTGCAGCCTTACGTGCTGCATCTGAAACCATATTGGTTGCTGAGCAGTTAAAGGATGGCAGTGGTGCCATAGCTTCTGCTAGGTCGCGTGCTGCTACGTCAATGAAGTTGGCAACGAGAGGCTTTGGATAATCCTCTGAAAACATCGCAGGATAAACCTTTGAGATATCTCCCTGGCGTACCGAGAGTACATCGCGCATACGCTGATCTCGCGCTGATGAGCGAGTACGCAAGCGTGCTAGCTTTGCATCAACTTCTTTGACTGATAACAATGAAACTCCTAATAACGGGGGAAACTACTTCTTTTTCTTTGCTGCTTCTTTTGCCTTTGCAGCAGCATTAAACTTTGCTGTCTTTGCTGTTGGCTTAATTGCACGCTTCTTTGCTGGTGGATTTCCAATAGCAGTTGCTGCACGCTTTGCTGCAGCCTTCTTTACCTCACGCTTTTCAATAGCAACAGCACGAGCAGCAGTTTTTTTGCGATCTTGACGCATACGTGGTTCAAGTACTTTTACAGCAGCACGTTCTTCTGCCATAGACAATCTTGTTTTTCCTGCTCTTGCATTACGCTCTACTGTTTCGCTTGCAGCGATTCCAGTTTCTAGACTGGTTGCTTTATTACGCGCTTTGCGAACCTTGTCTTTTAGGCTTTTAGCATCAAACATTCCCATAGTTATCTCCTTAGATGACTCTCATTTTGTTTTGTTCTGCGAAGGCTTCATCTAAGTTGATGACTGTTCGCTTGCCTGCCTCGTAGCGAGATAGGAATGGGTTTTTCATATGGTGAACGTTATAGTTACCGTAGTTAATCATTTCGCGTGCTCGGATCTCACAGAACCACAAGGCCATTACCATATCGGTCTTACCCTTGGTAGTAGGTGTCCAGGTAATCAACTGCTCTATCAGTGCCTTCACATTTTCTGTCTGGTCACTTGGTAGGTGGATCAGATTGTCGCGGTGGTGCTTACCATCAAATTGCTTAGTACCAAAGAGGGTAGACATAGAGGCAACACCAAATCCTGTATCCCACTTGTTAGAACCAGTATGGTGTTCTTTGAATTGAACACCCTTAGAGGCTAAGTGTTGACGGATACCTTCGTCTTGAGTTAAGAAGGATTGGAAGGCGTTTTTCTCGACGATCCACTCGCTGGGGGCGTAGAGGGATGTCCAATCAAAAATGAGATTACGGATAGCAGCTGGAGACGGACGGCTAATCTTGATAGCATCTACTATGTACCTTTTCTTGGTTGATCTATCAACTGCGTAGCAGATAGCTGCGGTATCGCCAATCATTGCTGGGTCAAGACCGCAGATAATACTAAAGCCGTTTAAGTCTCGTGGATGGCCTGGATGACCGGCAACTAATGGTCCAGACCTACGCATACCGTCAATAGAACCTTTTACACATACTGGATCAAAGGCAGCGTTTTCAGATATGTCTTGCTGCTGATATACCAAAGCCCAGGTGCTTGCATCCATTGCTTGGCGTTCGTTGTAAAGGTTACGACCAGACCAACGTGGATATAGACCATCTTCATCTTTATCGGATTCTTCTTGTCCATCAAAAGGCATATCGGAGGCAGGCCAAAGTGTAACCCACTTGTCAGGATCTTCGTGGGCTTCAAGGAGTGCTGGCATAGCCAGATACTTCCAAGGGACTAACCCACCTGGGTAGCGGTCCTCGCTACGTAGTTCGCGGTAGAGATCT